CCTTTTCGGTCGGGTACTCAGGCACATCCGCTTCATAGCCTTCTTCGGAGTCGATCAGGGCATCGAACTCGATGTCAGCGACGCTGACGGGCTGTTTTGCTCTTGCCATGTACTCTCACCTACTTTGCAAATGCCAGCGCACGGGCCATTTCGCCGGTAGCATCGCCTGCGGCCTTATCCATAGCCTCAGAACTCTTTTGCTGCCCGGCACGGTCGCCGTTGAACTGGTTGTTGATGTTTACGTTCTGGGTCACAGTGCGCCCGCCGGTCGTTCTGCCGGTTGCGCCCCGCCCGGTGGCTTTGGAAACCACATTGGCCTTGGCAATGACCGACATTTCGCCGGTCATGCCTTCCAGTGCATCCTTCACCTTCTTCTTGCCGGAAGTGATGCCCGATGCCATCAGGTCGATCATGTCCGGCATATAGGTGTGGAAGTCGCTCAGGGGGCCATCCTCCGGCTCCGAGAATCCGAGGAACGACTTGATCTTATCGGCTACGCCTTTTACAGCCTCGCCTACACGGCCTACCGCAGACTGGATGCCCGATACGATGCCGTCGATGATGTCGGAACCCCACTTCAAAGCCTCAGCCGGAAGTGAAGTTATCCAGTCGATAGCGGCTTGGAAGCCCGACACAATAGCGTCGCGGACGTTGCCAATCGTAGTCTTGATGCCTTCCAGCAGATTGCCTGCCGCCTCACGAATCTTATCCCAGTTCTTCCACAGCAAAACGCCGATTGCGATTGCAGCGGCGATTGCCAGAATGACCGGGCCGAAGGCGCTGGCAAGAACAGAGATTACCGCACCGACCACCTTGATAACGGTGATGATGCTCTTTACAACAACAAAGGCCAGCTTAATAACGGAAATGACCGCTTTCACAACAGAAATAACGGTTGTAATCACGCCAAAGATAGCTGAGATGCCCTTGACAGCGGCTATGACAGCCACCACGCCCACGGCAATTCTGCCGATGGATTCACCGATGTCTGTCCATTTTTTCTTATCAACCTTCCCGCTCGACAATTCCTTGAAGAACTGAGCGATGCCGGGGGCTACCTTGGCTACGGCTTGCTGTATCTCCTCAAACGCCACCACCGCCGCAGTTCGGATGCCCTCAAATATGGGAACAACCACATCGCGGATGCCTTCGCCGATGTAACCGATGGCCTGCTTGATCTTCGTCCATACTCCGACGATGTTCTGGCGCAGCTTTTCGCAGTCTACGCCAGCTCGTTCGAGCATGGTTCCGAGCAGGCTTTTGTCGCCCCGCATGAACGAGATGAAGTCCTCAATCACGAGGGCCAGCAGCAGGAAGACCGCAAAAAAGGCCAGCGCCTTTCCGTGGCCCAGCCCTATTGCCCGTGCCAGCTTCGTAAAGCCGGTTATGGCCGCTCCGATTTTCTTGAGGTTCATCGCCACGAGCATGGCAGTGAGCGCAGCGGTCAAAATAGCAAGGACACGCTGTGAGCCGCCCAGCTTATCCGTAAGCTCTGTGAGCTTCTGGAGCCAGTCACGAATCATCGTCAGACCCTTTGCACCAATGCTCAGAATCTTCTGATAGGTCGGCAGGAAGAACTGGCCGACTATCGTTTTGATTTCCTTCAGCTTGGCGATGTACCGCTTTTTAGTGCTTTCGTAGCTGTCGAGGCTGCGCTGGCAGTCGCCAATGGCATCCGGGCTTTGCTGGAGGATGGCCTGATAGTTGACCTGCATCTTCGTGAGCTGGTCCAGCTTATCGTAGGTTCCCTTTAGCCCCAGCGTAGCCATCGCCTGCGCTCTGGTGCTGTCGTTCAGGACCGCACCCAGCGTCTTGGCGGCTTCAGACTCGCCCATGACAGCCTTCGTCATGGCGTTTACGGACGCTGTTTCGTCCATGTTACCAAACGAGGCAAGGTCGAGGGCCAGCGAGGTCATCTGCTCGGCCATTTCAGCGCCAGCTTGGCGGGTCATACCAAAGCCGACCAGCAAGTTCTGCTGATCGGCAAGGTAGGTCTTGATGTCGTTTTTGTTGCGGCCGATGGCATCGGAGTATTCCTGCGCCCATTTATTGACCTCATCTCGCATATCGCCGAAGACAACATCGAACTTGTTCTGCATCTCCTCAACGGAGGATGCCACCTCAACGCAGCCATCAACAGCACTCTTGATGCCCGCGACAGACAGCGTAATACCGACCGCGCCGAGAACTTTGGAGGCCATCGACTTCAGCGACTTGATGCTGCCCTCTACCTTTCGCTCGGAGGACTCATCGACCTTGTAGCCAAACAGGATGCCGATGTCGCGTATGGTCATGCTGGTCAGCTCACCTCCTTAGCCATATCCTCTACCCGGCCGGCTTCCACGTCCTGCTCCATGCGGTACAGTGCATAGAGCTTCAGAGCTTCGTCCAGCGTATAGCAGTTTTTCAGCTCCCACATGGATGCCAACCGAGCTTTGATGAGGATATACATTCTCAGCTCAAGCTCTGTGAAACCGCTGAGGTCGAGGTCGCCGTAGCGCTCCGGGCCTGAGCCATCGTCCTCTCCGCCCACTCGGCGACTTTGCCAAATCGGTCGCCGAGCTTCTTGAAAAAACCGTTGTAGTTGGTTCGGATGACCTCAAATGCCAGAATGAACATATCCTGCACATCGGTGCAGAACACCTCGTTGGCAAGGTCTTCCGTGAGCAGGCGCACCTTTTCGCCCGGCTGCTCCACCGAGATGTTGCTGCCCGCGATCAGCAGGTGCTTCAGGATTTTCTCAACCTTATCGCCATCGAGCGAAGAGAAAGCCCCCGCAATCGCGGGAGCTGCATCCTCCACCTTGATGTCGAGCAGGCCATTGCCCTCCTTTTCCGTGTCCACGGCGGACAGCAGCGGCGCAAGGCCAGACACGAGCGGCAGAACGAGCGCTGCCAGTTCGCCGGTCATGTTCGCTGCCTTGAATGCCGGGAGCGGACGGATGTAGAAGACGTTTTCGCCCACGTTTACTTCGCGGGTTTCGAGCTGCTTCAGATTATTCATCAGCGTCCTCCTCACTCACTCATGGTTGCGTCGCCGGTGTCGAGTTCCCACTCGCGGTTATTGGTCTCCTTGCCACGAGTGACCGGGGCTTTCTTCACACACCATGCTGCTTCCGTGCTGAACACCAGACCGCCCTTCAGGTCCTTAATCAGAATCGGGAACAGGCCGTTACCAGTGTCGCGGTCGAGATCGACCATGCCGGAGAAGTACGAGTTGCTGTCGCTGGTCTGCAACAGGGTGAGCTTGACCTTGTAGGTATTATCCGGCGAAATCGAACGTGCAATCTCGCCATCACAGCCGGTCTTCTTGGTTACACCGTCGCCGTTCGGCTCAATGCTGATGAAGCTGTCATCCGCATAGCCGGTGACGATGTGCGTGCCACAAGTGACAACGACTTCTTTCGGATTATAGGTCTTGATTTTTCCAGACATTTATCCATCCTCCTTTACAGCTTCTCATAAGTCAGGTTACCCTTGATTTCCGTCATATGGATGGCTCCAGCAAGGCGGGCCGAGAACTTGCAGTCCTTCAGAACGCGCGACGCTTTCTGAGCACTGGTCAGGTCTGCTGCCAACGGCACAGACGTGGTATATCCCGGAATGGCCTTGCCATCTTCGTCATACTCCGTGGGAGAAATGCCGCCGTACTTCTGTCCGTCTTTCAGGGATGCAAGCATCTGGTTCTCAACAAGGCCGATGCCATTGTCGAGGTACGAAATCTTCGGGTTAATGATAAGCAGGTTCACAACGCGAAGCCGCATATCGTTCTGGAGCCAGTCACGGAAGCGGATAACGTCAATCCACTCGCCGCCACCAGTTTTGCCACCCTGCGTGACATTTTTGGATGCTGCTGTGACGACGTAGTTGAAGTTTGCGGCCTCCAGCTTCTTAATGAACGTGCTGGTCAGCTTTGCAGGAGAAACGGTCGAGAGCGGCATCAGAGCCCACGTTTCCTGACCAGCATGGTAGTTCATCGCCTTTACGGCCACAGCCACGGCCATACCGTACAGGTTTTCGGCCGGAATGTCATTCTCCAACTGATTGGCCGTTTCTTTCGGGAAGAACGGAAAACTGCGCAGGTACAGGCCAGCATCCACAATGGGGTTGTCGGGATCCTTGTCGATGTAGCCACACAGTTTGTTCTGGGTTTCAGTCCACTGGATGATTTCCTTGACCTGCTCATCTTCCAGACCGACCGGGCAGATGCAGTACCAACCATTGACAGCCAGCGCGTTCTCCATGACGGCACTTACAGTCTGCAATGCGGGGTCTTCACTTTCCTTATCCACGATGTCGCCCATAAAGGCAACATAGACTTCGTGGGGTCTGGGAGACTGCGAAAAAGCTACCCGCGCAGCTACGCCAACAGGGTCAGCGCGTTCGCCGGTGGCGACGATGCCCAGCGCCGTCAGTTCCTCCAGACTGTTGTACACGCCGACGGCAGGTACATCCTCAGTCGGATTTGTGGGGGCTGGACCCAGAATCAGGATATTATCGAAGTTGGCATTATCGGCGACGGGGGACGCCAGCGAAATGTCAACAGTACAAATCCTATCGAGGCTATTGCTCATGTGTTATCTTCCTCCTTTACGAGTCGGTTATTTATTTCAACATTCGTGAAATACTCACCTTCATAGGCGGTCATTTCAGGACTGCCACCGCCGCTGGGTGTCGGGGTCACCTGCGGCTCGATCTTGACGACATCATCAGCTTGGATGTCATCTTCGCCATCGGAATGCTTCACGCTGTCGATGTCCAGCGTTCCGGTAAGCCCGATGGCCGTCATGGTGAAATAAACCGCGATTTCCAGCATTGCCCGGAACTCGTAGTTGGTATCATGCACCAAATCGGTCAAATCCTGAACTGCCGTAGGAACGACAATGGCGATGTCATGCTGGTGACACCACTGTGTTACGAACGGGGAGTTCAGGAAACTTTCAAAGGCCAGCATATCATCTTCAGCCGTGTTTTCGGCAATGGGGGTGAATCCCGGTGCCACTTCTTCCTGCCTGCCATGCGTGAACAGATCAATCTGCACAGGAACAGATGCAGGATAAAAGGCTACCGGTGTGCCTTCAATGATTTTGACCGGCGGGTTTCTCGACCGGTTGACGGAGCCGGTGGTCAGCGTGACCAGCGGACTGCCGGGCTTTGCTACAAAGCTCTGCTTGGCATACGTCACGGTTGCTTCAGCAAAGTACGTTTGGGTGAGCTGTACAAGCAGCTTCTTCAGTTCAGAAAGCGTCATACGCAGCAATACCCACCTTTCCCATCTGCTCGGATTTCAGGGCGCGGCGTACGGTTGGTCTCTGCTGCTGAAACCTGAACAAACTCGCTGCGGCAGTGACCCACCATCGTGTGGTCCCACCCCAGCGAGCTGACACATTCATACCAGTGTCCTTCCGGGTCCATCCGCCCCTGATAGAAAAGCCAGTCGGCTCTGCGGCCGGCAGAGCGGTCTGCGGTATGGAAAACGAGATCACCGAAAGCCTTCATGCGCTTTACGGTGTTCTCACCTTCCGGGAGCGCCTGAAGCTCATCTTTGGAGAGCGGCTGAACATTCAGGGACGTGATGAAGTCTTTATACCCGGAAACCCCATAGCCATCGACAATGTTCTCCTCGCCGAAGCGACGCACAACAAATGCTCTGCGAAAAATGCCCAGCCCCATATCAACCACTTCCTTTCTTGCGAATGACGTATTTGACGGACTGCCGCATTCTGCCGGTGTCGATCAGCGGTTTGTCCGATTTCTTCTTGCGGATGGTGGAGGGCGCGTTCGGTTCATAGCTGCCGCTCTCGATTTTCTCTTGAACTAAGCCCACGCCGAATACACCAATTTGCTTCAGGCTTTGCTCGGCCGTTTCGCCCGCAGTAATGGACTTTAGCTGCTGGGCGCACATGGCGTTGATGGGGTCGGCGTTCTCATCAACGCTCTTGCGCAGGAACGGTCGGGAGGGCGCGGTCGAGGTTCCCAGTTCGTTCCACATGGCGATTTGCGCCATATCAACGCCCCGGTCATCCGTGACCTTGCCCGCTTGGAAGCCTACAAAGACCTCCTTGTCCTGAAGCTCATCAATTTGCCGGAAGAACTTCTCCCCCTCCGGGGTCAACCGGTCCCACCCGCCGGTCATCGGCATTCACCCGCAGAACGAATCGAGATCACGACCAACCGCCGCAGCGTCAGGTACTCCAGACCATAGGGAGTCAGCGCCAGTTCGGCATCTGCCATCAGATTGGTTCCCTGATTTACGTTGAAGCTGACAGATGTTTCGCCTTCAGTGTAGCTTCCAACGCGCAGAGCGTCGCCCACGCTGCCGTACTGGTTATTGCCATAGCCGGCCATTTTCAGGCGATGTGCCGTCAGGAGTGCGATGGCTTGGTCATACAGCTTCCCGAACACCTTCTTGCTGATGAGCGGCGCTGTGAGGTTCAGCCATTCCTCAACGGTCTCATCGTTCAGCACGTCGAACTCGGTGGCAACCAGCCTGAAAATTCTGACGGCATCTTCCATGACTTATTTCTCCTTTGCAGCAGTGCGGCTCTTGACCTCGGACAGGTTTCCCTGCCCGATGAAGAACTTCACGATCTCGTTGTCATCATAGCCGGTGACTTCCTTGGTTTCACCCGGCAGGATCACGGTAGCGCCGATGCTGATGATTTTGTTTCCGATATTCTTCAGTTTCATATCATGGCTCCTTTACAAAAAGATAGGAGCCGCCGCACAAACGTACGGCAGCTCCACGGGTGAGTCAGCAGATGCCAGTGGCAATCAGCATGGACATGGGGTAGTAGATGATAGCGCCTGCGGTGCGGGCCTCGCAGGGAACGACCATCTCCAGACCTTCAGGCTGCACGGGATACTGCATGAAGGACAGCGGGTTCTCGATGGTGAACTTGCGGGGGTCGTTCTTGAACAGCAGCGCAACGCCCTTGCCATCGCTTTCTGCCGCATAGGGGTTGGTATCCACGCTGTCGGGGTCCAGCTCCGGGCAGGAGACGATACGGGTAATATCCTTGATATTATCCTGAACGTACTTCAGCACGGTGGTGGCGGTGCTTTCGATGCGGCGGTTCTGAATCTCGATATACGCCTCGGACGGCAGCGCCAGAGTGTCCGGCTTCTCCACCTTCTTGGTGGTGCGGGCGACCTGCTTCAGCATACCGGTGATGTCGGCCAAAATCTCGTCCTCGGTCTTGTCTGCCCACTTGGTAGAACCCTTTGCGCCGGTCGCAGGGACGTACAGCGGCACATCGTTGTCCTTGGACAGAACGCCGCGCAGGCCGGTTTCCTCATCGCCGTTCCACGCGATCTTGTTGTTCAGGTAGTCGATCTGGTAGCGGGCGGACTCTGCCTTGCGGGCATCCAGCGACTTGCCTGCCATAGCAGAGGCACGCATTTCCTGAATGGAGTAGCCGTAGCTGTCACCCAGAGACTTGATGATGGCGGTGGTGGGCTTGCCCTTCACATCAGCACGGGGCAGGTCGGTGGCGTAGTTGCTGATAATCTTCGCCATGCCGGTCTTATCGTAGCTGTAGTAGGTGACGGTCTCGGCACCGGGGTTGATTTCGCTGGACACCGGGAACAGCTTCAGCGCGGTGAACTCCGGGTACTCCACATCATAGGACTGAGACTTGACGTAATCCAGCTCGCGGGCGAAGAACACGGAGGCATCGCTGGCATCATCGAAGTTCATCTGCGGAGTTTCGACCAGAGCGGCCGGAATCTTGGAGTGCAGCAGAGCATCGTAGTCGTTCTGGTCGTATCTCATGGATTTCTGGTTAGTGTTCATCTGATTTTGTCCTCCTTCTCTCAGACAGTAGGCTTGGCATCATCGGTGGATGCAGCGTGACCATCAGCGCCGCTTGCGGCAGGAACGCCGTACAACTCCACCGGAGCAACGCCATTGCTGGTCGCACCGATGAAGCGACCGGGAATTGCGATACCGCCCTCCTTTGCGAAGCAGCCTGCTTCATCGCCTTCCACGATCATGTGCAGGGCATCACCATAGGCGGGTGCAGCGCCGGTCGCCAGACGTACCCAAACGCGGCCACGGCGCATGACACCGACGTTCTGGTTGTTCAGGACGTAGAGCTTGCCCTCCAAATCCTGCTGGCGGTCGAAGCCGTTGATGACAACACCCTCGAAGTTATCAGCGGTACTCGCGCTGGTCGGCAGCGCAACGCTGCTGCCCGGAACCTTGCCGGTGACAACGCCAACGCCGAAATGCAGCTTGCCGTTCTCCTCCTCGTTGAAACGGGAGTCCACCGGGTAGTGGAACATATCGTAGATGCCGCCTGCAACGCCCTTGCTGGTTGCATAACCGTAGGTTTTCTGAACACCCATCTTACTTTTCCTCCTTCTTCATTCTGCGGTCGATCATGCGCTGGCGGGCCTCGGAAGCGGAGCCGGTCTGCTTCACAGGGGGCTTACCATCGCCGTGCATCATCTGGGAACGCTGATAGTTGGTATCCTTGCGCTCCTTCATTTCGGAAGCGGCCATGTCGAAGGCTGCGTTGACATAGGCAGCGCTCTTGCCATCCAGATGCAGGGTGGGCTTCAGCTTGCCCAGAACGGCCTTCTTAGCTTCCTTAACGCTCATGGCCTCCAGACCGTCCATGTTCAGGCGGTCGCCGACACGGACAACGCGCAGCAGCTCGCGGAAGTCGTTGGCGGAATCTGCGCGGTCTTTCTTGTCCTGTGCGGTGTCGCCGCCCTCATCAGCGTTGCCTTCATTGCCCTCGCCGTCGCCATCGGTCTGAGTGCCGCCGCAGTCGCCATCAGCACCATCAGTGGTCGTGCCAGCGGCTTTCAGAACGTCGATAACGCCCAGCAGGGTGTCAATGTCTTCGTCCTGCTGCGCGATCACACCCATTGCGCCGGTCATATCTGCCGGGTCGCCCTCGGAATCGCGGCGGTCGCGGCGGTCTTTGACCTGCTGCACGGCATCGGGCTGTTCACCCTCAGCAGCACCGGCGGTCTGCGCGGGCGGCTCTGCGGTGATGCCGCCATCGGCCGCAGAGCCAGAACGCTCTGCACGGCGTTTCTTGAACGCCTCCACAGCAGCGGCCAGCTCCTCCGGGGTGGGAGCGCCATCAGTTCTCTTGGTGGTGTTTTCCATGTTCAGTTTTTCTCCTTTCATGCAGTCGTGGCCCTGCCCATCAATGTTGAGCCGGGCCTGTTCACCAGCCCTCGCCTTATCGACAAGGGCAAGATGGTTGATTTCGATGTCCCGCTGAATGGCATCATAGGGTTGCCCCTCCCAGACACCGGGCGTTTCGTCCAGACGCAGGTTATAGCCGCAGGACAACTCTCGCATTTTGTACTTCTTCAGGCTGTCGGTGTCGTGGATGATGATTTCCGCTCGGACATCATCGCCGTCCCGGTAGCCCTCCGACAAAATCGTGCCGATGCTCTCCTCTTTCACGTTATCGGTGTCAACGTAGCCTGCATCATGCGTTACGATGATGGGTTTTCCCTTGTAGGACGCAAGGCTCTTTTCAGCAAAGACTTCTTCGGGCAACCGCAGCTCCCGGCGTTCGGAACCGTCCGGGTTGTGATAAACAAAAATGCCCACCGATGTCACGATGGGATGGTCTACAAGGTAGCCCTCATCCGTGAAATAGGTGGCATCCAGCGGCAGGCTGTCGAAGCGCTGAACTTTCGTTTCAGTTCCCATGTTGAACAACTCCCTTCTCAGGTCTTAGAGGATGGTTTCATCCACGGCCATCGCCCCCTTTCGTGACCGGCAGGTCTACGGTTTTGATGTTGAAGACCGGCAGCGCGCAGCAGCGGCACTGGTAGTCCTTGCCGGGGTGACAGCGCCGCCCGGTCTTTTCATCGACCACCGGCGGGTCATCCCAGCGGAACCGCTTGTGGTTCAGCGCAGCATGGCTTGGGCGGACACGGCTATCGCCAGAGGTTGACCAGACGTACTCCATCACGCCAGCGTCCTGCTGTTGCTGCTGGGTGATGTCACCGTTCAGCTTGGCGATCTGGTCGCGGGCAAGCAGTTGGGCGTGCCGCCGGTCTACGCTGTACGTCCGCTGAATCTGCTTGACGATGGCCGTTGTGGTTTCGCCGTTCTGATAACCCTCCAGCACGATCTGACGCATACGCCCCAGACTTTCCTGCGGGATGGTCTTGATGAGCGCCACGTTATCCTCGACCCAGCGCTCCATCATCGTTTTGTACAGCTCGCCGGTGTAGTAGTCGTCCATCAGGTCTATGCCCAGCGTGGACTTGACGGCCTTCTTCCACTCCCGGATGCTCAACTTCCGCGTGAGCTTTGCCATAGACTCGATCTTGCTGCGCAGACCAAACATAGAGGTGCGCCGCTCCAGCTCCACGGTCATCTTGGAGAAAACCGTCTTGACCTTGGCAATCAGGTCCGAAGCGTCATCATGGCGCTGGTCTGCTTCACGCTCTGCGCGGGCCGCGTCCCTGATCTCCGGCAGATACTCCTTCAGCAGTTCGTTCAGGATGCGGATGTACGCATTGGTGACCCGCTGGAACTCGCGTTCCGCCTGAACGGGGTACTTTTGTGAATATTTGCATATCAGGTTATCGTGACTGCCGAAGCGGTGGCGGAGCAGGTCTTGTACCATGTGTCCGTGGACGGTATCATTCACTGTTTTCGCCTCCTTTTCTGGTTCTGAACAGCAAAAAAGCGGCGATTTGTACCGCCGCAGTTGAGATTATGGCTTAATGCCATCTGAGAGCTTCTGATGAGTGCCGGGAAACGTCCCAAATGTGCTTGTGGGATAATTTTGTGTCAGATGTTTGAAAGCCGCCAGATGGCTTTATTTGCGGCAGTTGCGAAAAGCCCCTGCCTGATGCTCAGCCCCGCGCCCGCACCGTTGGCAAATTTGAACGAAGTGAAAATTTGACAACAGGTTACGGTTTGGTTGGGTGAGGTACGGTTATAGTCGGACGCTCCGGCGGATTGTCCGGCGGACATTTTACCAAAATTTGGTGAATTACTGTCATTTTTGAATATTTATCCAAATTCCATTGAATTTATTCTAAGAATAGGCAGATTTGAGGTTTGAGTTTTCCGACCATTTCGGTGATTGCGGTGGAAAAGCGGTTCTTTTCTGGTTTACAATGGCCGTTGTGTCGGTTTACAATGCGGTGAACTGCGGTAAAACAGGCGGTTCCTTGCACAGAAGCCGGAAGGTATCACGGCCCTTCGGAGTGATGAGCGTCTGGGTCCCGGCCCAGTCGTTGTGCCGACCCGTGCGTTCCTTCACCTCAAACAGGCCGTTGTTCTTTGCCGCATACGGCATCAGCTTGTTCTTCTGGTCGCGGTAGATGTACTTGTGTTCCAACAGCCAGCCGACGAAGTCCTTTTCCTTGATGCCCAGCTCCTTGGCGGTTTCCCGGAAGTTGGTCAGCAGGTTCCGGGCCACCAGCTCGTCAAAATACTCGGCCTTCGGCTGCATGATCTGGTTCTGCGCCGTTAGCTCCTTGATGCGGGCATCGCGGTCGGTCAGGGTCTTCTGTGCCACCAGCAAAGCCTTTGCCATAAGCTCCTGCGGGGAAAGCTCCTCCTGCCCGGCAATGTAGCCGCCGTTCTTGCGGATGCTGGGCAGCACCACGGCCGTGACCCACTTGCGGAAGGGCTTGGCCTCCGGCTTATCGCTGCGCAGGATGACGTTATACAGGCCAGACTCGTTGATGACGGTCACGCTTTGCATCCCGCCGGGGGTGTGAATCTGATTCATACCCTTTTCATCTGCATCCAGCCGTTCTGCAACTTTGGCAGTTGTGCCGAGGTCAAGCACCTCGCACACGTCCTTCAGGACGAACCACGGCTCACCGCTGATGTTCATGGTACGCACCAGCTTGTTTTCTTCGTACTTAAAAATCGTAACCTTGTTCATAATCTATCTCCGTTCCGTTTTTGAGATGGGAAATTCGGACAAACAAAAAGAGCGGTGGTTTCCCATCGCTCTTTGCTGTACGTTATTCGGTTCTTAGGTGATGATGTCAGCAACGCCTTTCGCAAGCTCGGCAGCTTTTTTCATTAGAGAGTTTTCTTGTAGGTATTCCAGTCCTTTCAGCGTGATACGCGGCGTAGAGCTGGAGACAAGGATGCTGCCATCCACGGTCCTCTGCACAGAAAAGCCGTCGATGTAGCCCTCCTTGGAAAGCATCTCCATCAGCGCCACCCAACGCTGGTCAGAGAGCTTCAGCGCCTTCGCAGAGATGCAGTCCATATTGGGTTCATCGTAATCCAGCGCCTTTTCCAGATACCGCAGAATGCGGTAGATGACTCTGAAGTTATCCATGCTCACTCCACCTGCTTTCCTGCGGCCCACGCCTTGCGGGCTTGGTTCAGGCTCATGCGGTTGGCCCCGCCTTCTTCATCCGGGTCATCAAGCTGGACGAGATCATCTTCCCAGTTGCACACCGGGCAGATGTCAAACTCGCCTGCGCTCTCAAACGTATATTTTCCACAGACCGGGCAGATATAGCTTTCACCAGATTTGACCGTAGACATCTTACACACCGTCCTTTTCCTTGAACTTGTTGTAGTAGGCCATCGCCATATCAGGCTTGGCTACGCCACCGCTACCGCATTTGGGCTTCATGTAGGTGCAGATGTTCTGGCCCGGAAATCCAGAGGCGTATTCCGTTGTCTTTACGTTGAAACGGACGATTTTGCCCGTGGGAGTGCTATAGCCGATCACATCGCCTCCGCACGGCTGCTGCAAGAATTTATCCGCAGCCGCTTCATATTCGTCTTCTGTCGAGAATCCGAACTCAGCGCCATGTTTGGTGAAATGAACGGTTTTCTTTTCGGGGTCTGCAAACCCTTTGCACGAAGCATTCTCGCCTTCGGGGGATACCGCAGGCTCACTCTCAGCAGAGCCAGAGCTGCTGCCCTCGCTCTCCGCGAACTTCCCGTTCTCATCCCGTGGGTGGTCGGCTTCGTTGAAGTCCATCCTATCTTTCATCTTAGCATTTTGTGCTTCCGATGTCAAACCGGGATTTGACGATAAAACGTCAAGCAGAGCGGTGACGCTCTGGGCAAACGGCGGGAACAAGCGTTCGGGGTTCTGAGTGGACAGCTCGGCCACCTTTTCGGCGGTGATGAACCCCGGAGAGGACATCTCGCCATCAGCGCACCGGATGCTGCCGTCAAAATCCGTGCAGAGGAACACATGGGACGGACAGTACGGCGGTTTCAGGTCGCTCAGGAAGGCTACCGGCATAAGGTCTTTCGGCGTGATGCAGAACTCCTCCTGCGTTTCGCGGATGGCGGCATCTTCCGGGGACTCCCCCGCCTCGATATGCCCACCCGGCCCGCCAATGGAGCCACCCTTCAGGCGAGTGCCGCAGAGAAACCGGCCATCCTGCACAACAAGAACGCCGACACCGCGGTCAGTGTCGGCGGCATCGGCATTGGCGGTCGGCGGTGTGACCGTAGGTGCTGCGGCAGTGCTCTGCTCTACACCGCCCGGAGCCTGCCCCTGCTCAAGGTTCTTCTGGGCTGCTTCCACGTTGCTCATGGCGCTCGGTTCCGTACCCAGCAAGGACTGCAACAGATCATCCTCGTCATCCTCGGAGATGATGTCTTCGACATCAAACTCCTCATCGGATGCAAGGCGGCGGCGTACCTCGGTGGGGTCAAGGGCCTGCATATCGACGTATGCCTGCGCAGTCTGGGCTTTGACCAGAGCCGTCTGGGCCTTGGTTTGGTCAACCGTGGCCTGTTCCGTGTCACTCAGGCTCCACAGCGGGTTGAACTCCAGCTTATAGTCGGGTTCCTCCGTCACGTCACCAGAGGCAATGCCTGCGCGGAACACAACATCCAACAGCGTTCGGAGGTTTCGCTTCAGCATCAAGCGCTGAATCTTCTCCACGAAGTTGTAGTAGCTCTCGAAGTCACTGTCGCCGGTGGCGTTCATGCCGGCCGGTGAGCGGCCAAACAAAATCGTCTGGGGGATGTTCGTCAGCGCGGACAGCATATTGCAGGTCGCGTCGATTACATCCTTGACACCAGAGAACTGGAACGTCTTAAAGTCGTACTGCTCGCCCTCGGAGTCAATGGCGATGCTGTTCAGCAGACCACGGGAAGTGTCTACAAGCTGTAGACGTTTCAGCACTTGGTTCTCGCCGTCATCTGTGGTCAGCAGAGAGGCAAGCCCCTTCATGCTGTAGATGGCCTGCACACTCCGCTCCAGCAGTTTCACGCTGTCGGTGTGGGCAGTCACGGTTTCCCGCAGCGCCCGACGGATGCGAACGTACTCAGGCATACCCCAGAACAGGTAGGTTGCATTGGAGGTCTGCTCCGGCAGAACGCCGTTGCGGAACACCAGACAGCGGCTCTCATGGACCTTGAAGGAACCGTAGATGCTGGAAACATAGTAATATTCCGGCTGTCCGAACTTGGACACCCGGTTTCCCACGCCCTTCCCGCCGTAGTCCTGCTGGTACAGGCTGGTGTAGTCAGGCTGCACGATGGAGCGCTCATAGACGCGCAGTTCATCAATGCTGCGGATATGTTCCCAGTCAACGGGTTCTTCCAGCCCGCGCCCATCGTCGATCAGCATGACGATAAGAGCGCCGCCGTAGAGCCGTGCCCACTTGATTGCGGTGGCGGCTTTCTCCTCCCATTCGAGATCGTCCAGAGCGTCTTCCACAAAGGCGTTCAGCTCATCGCTTTTCAGGTTCAGGTCGAAACCATGCTTCAGCGCTTCCTCGGCAGGCGTATCAATGATTTTGGAGAACAGGCCGTTGCCCTCATACAGCCCGGTGAGCTGCATATCAGGGATGACCGGCTCCCGCTCAAACTTGTACGCCTCGGAGTTGTCCTGCTTGGTTCCGTACTTGTTCAGGAGGTTCACATAGCCATCCTCACGATGCGGACGCACAGCGCCGTTCTTCCGCCGGAGGATTTCACGGCCACGCTCATTCAAACGCCGACGCTCGGCCTCATCTTCAGGTATGTGCATTGCGCTTCCTCCTTCCTGTTAAAATTCAATGCGTCCATCCGTTTCGTTCCAGATGCCAGAGGATACCACAACATCCGTCAGGGTGTTGAAGGTGACGTAGTACGGGTTGCCAGTAACATCAGCGCTGAGAATCAGCTCCAGCAGTTTCACACGAGCCAACAGGTCGTTGATGCTGGACTCATGGCCGTTGAGCAGGCCTTTCAGAAGCGTCCAGAACAGCAGCAGGTTCCCACTGCCCAGATACTTCTCGCTGCTTGCGGTCATGTTGTTGTAGATGCCCTTGATGAGGTTGTCATCCGCCTTTGCCACACTTTCCTGCGTAGCATAGCCGGTGAGGTCTACTTCAGCAGAGCCGACGATTTCAAAGATGCCGTGGATGAGCTTGTACGCTCTGTACTGCTTCCCAGCTTCACTGTTGTTCTTACGAAGGAAATAAATGGTGTCAGCGTTGGCCTCACTGGGCGCAGGGAGAGCATCGACAGGGACGGCTTTCAGATGCCCGGCCCCGTTGACCTTTTCCTCAACATCTTCCGTCGTGGCATAGCCGGAGTCGTTCTCCAGCGCAGAGGTCTTGGTCGGGACCTCGATGTTCACGACTTTGTTGTCGGGAGGAATAGCCTGCCCGTTCCGCTGGATGCTGACGATGACATTTTCTTCCGCATTGGCAGGAGCATGAGCCGACTGTACATGATCTTCGCAGGTCTTCAGGGAATCGTTGATGTCCTTGATGATGTCTTCCATCGCAGAAGACAACTCTGCAATCTGTTCTGCCGTGTAACCCTTTGCCTTCAGAGAAGCAAGCCTAAGCGCTTCAAGCGTGTTGAGTTTGTCGCTCATGTTCGCTTTCCTTTCCAAAAATAACAGCGGCAGGAGTCCATTCCCCTGCCGCTGCATTCTTACTTATGGGTTATCAGGCGGTTGCGCCAAAGACCTCGGTCAGCATCTCAGTGACCTCAGCGTCGGTGGCGATGGTAACGACTGCGGTCTCCACGCCATTGATCTTAATATTGCCTTCGGTGGTGCTGGCCTCGACCTTGGTAGCGCCCTCAGCAATACCTTCAACCTTGGTGGAAGTGGCGTCCCACTTTGCCTTATCGCCGGTAGCGATCTTGTCCAGCTCGGCCGCGTTGGCGTGCTCATGGGCCTTGTTCAGGGCGGTCTGCACCTCGGTCTCCAGCTTTGCCTTAGTGATTGCGCCGTCGGTGATAGATGCGGTGACCTTATGAGTCTGCTCATCAATGGCGATGACAACCATATCACCCGCAGCAGAGCCGGAGGTAACATACTCGATCAGGCCGCCGACATCAACGTACAGGGTGTCGTTGGTGGCATTTGCCAGAACCAGCTTGATATAAGTGCCTTTGGGCTGGCCGGTGGGGTTAGTCACAACAGAGCCAGACTTAACCACCATATCCTTCGGAATGTTGATAGCCGCGCCAACCGCAACGCCATCCTTCATGAGCTGGTAGACAGCAGCATAGTCGCCGGACTTCTCAGACTTCTCCACAGTGTAGCCGGGAACCTTGATGTCCACAGTCTTATCCTCGATGCTCTGCACCACGCCGTTGACCTTAATGGTCTCCAGCACGTTGGCCTGTGCGCCAACAGCTTCCAGAGCCTTAACACGAGTAGCAACAGCGTCGCTCTCAGCCTTAGCTTTCTGTGCGAGCTGCTTCAGGTGCTTCAGGCGGGCCAGCTTTTCCTCATTGTATGCCATATCGTTCATTCCTCCATATCGTTATCAGGTGTTATCGGTGGGAAATACTTCACTCAGCATCTCGCTCACTTCGGAATCGGTCGCAATATCAACTGCGGCAGCGCCCAGAGGGGCGAGATCGCCGTCAGCGTTCTGGATGGTGTATGCGGTAGCCGTACCATCAGCAACCACGGAGAGGACCTGACCGATGTACGCGGTCGGGTTCGTCTTTGCGTAGTTCTGCGCCTCCGCCAGAGAAGGCCAGACGCAGGTCGGGTCAAGAGCAAAAGCATCCTGACGTTTCATGCTCAGGGGGAACTCCATGTTGGAGTATGCCTTTGCGGTATTGTTCACAGCCATGTTCAGTTCCTCCCCTCTCAGCCCAGCGTAACCTTGAGGACTGCGGCATTGCCATAGGCAACAGCAGGCTCAAAGACCCAGACGTTGTAATCCTTCGCCGCATAGCCATTTGCGCCCTCGACGGACACGGTAGACTTGGTGAAGGTGCTGGTGACATCCGCGTTCATCGCGGTTTCGTTGATGACCTTGGTGACACCCTTGGCCGTCGCAATGCAGGCGATCGCCACACGCTGCGCACCGACGGGAACATTGATGGTCAGCACACCGGCGGCGTAAGCCTTGCCGGTCTTGCCCAGTGCGCGGATAGCCGCGCTGTCCAGAGTAGGCTTGCCAGTGGACGCACCGTAGAACACGTTGCGGAACGGGGTGTAGGCAGCAGTGTCCTTGGTCTTGCTGCCTGCCGCAATGGCGACCACCGGGCTGGATGCAGCACCGAGGTTATCCTTTGCGGTCACACCTGCGCCGTGGGTTGCGGTCACGCGGTATTTCAGACTGGACACAGCGTTGTCGCCAGCGTCGCCGATGATGAAGCCAGTGCCGCCGTTGTTGTCAGAGCCAGCGGTCAGGGATGCTGCATCAGCAGTGGCAACCTGCGTGGTGGCCGCATTGGTGATACGCTCAACTTTCCAGTTGGTAGCAGTAACGCCGGTGGCCGGGCCGTACTGGTAGGAACCGGCGTTCAGGGAAGCGCCAGAGTAGGCCGCAGCAGCCACCTTAGTGCCGGCCTCCACAGCACCCGCGCCGGTCAGCGTGAACGTGCCGATAGACGGCTGGGCAGTGATGCTGGGCTGGAGGCGCTTGCTGAAGATTTCAGTCAGCGCGTCCATAACGCTCTTGCCTTTGGTGGAGAAAGTAGCCGTGCCGTTCTGGCTCTTGGTCAGGTTGCCGACCTGCGTATAGCCACCAGCCAGTGTGATGTCCTCGCGCAGGATGACCTTATCGGCATCGACATTGCCGGTCATCGCCACCCATGCCTTGCCGTCGTAGAAGTAGGCGGATTTCTCATAAATGGAGCTGCCAACGGTGGTCGTGATCACGAAGACATCGCCCTTCTTGACGGTCACGTCGGTGTGCGCCTTGAAATACGCGGCGATAACCGAATCATCGGATGCAGACAGGTCTTCCTTCGTGCCTGCATACACCGTGCCGCCAATGCCGCCAGAAACGGCATTCAACTGGTCGATGGTCGCATAGTTGCTCAGGTCAACGGTGGTGTCATCCAGACGGACGACCTCATCGCCGACCTTAGCGTAGATGTCGTAGTACCCGGTGGCAGCATTCATCACCAGATACAGCACATTATCCTGCGCCTCATCGTTGGAAGGGACCTTCTTAGCTTTCTCGAAGCGTGCATGAGCAGACTTTGCAATGGCGGTGGCGATGGCAGTGTTGATTGCCTCGGTCGTCATGCTGTCTGCTGCATCCATCTTACCATCAATGATGGCCTTCAGAGCAGCCGAGAGATCAGCTTCCGAAATTTCGCTCTTTTTGGCGAGGGAGCCAAGCTCGGATGCCAGCGTGTACTTCGCCAGTTCCTGCTTTACTCTCTCCGCCTGCGCCTGTAACTGAGCGAGGGTTACAAGCTTGCTTGCGGATACGGGCATTTGCATACCTCCAAAATTATATTTCACAGCAGTTTCCACACCGCTATGACAAATTAAGCCCCTCTTTCAAGGGCGAGAGGACATCAACCGAATACTTTGTTGAGCATATCGGCCACATCCTTATCCGTGGCAACATCGTCCTCACTGATGTTCTTATCGCCGGAGTCTGAGCCACCGGGGTCGGGCTTGGGGGCATCCGATTTGCCGAACACCTTGTCCAGCATATCGCCGACCTCCTTATCCTTTGCGACGTTCCCGTCAGAAACCTGACCCTGTGCCATATACCGCAGCAGGTCACAGTCGCCGCCGTCGCCGCACCTCTGAACGGTGATGGCCTGCATGATGTCCCACTTCTGCGTGGTCTTCTTCCGACCATCCAGCCCGAAACCGACCACGGAAACATAGAGCTTTCCGGGTTTCAGCACGTCTTTCGGGATGTAGAACGCCTCATCAGCGAACTGTACAGGGACGGGCTTCGAGCAAGCACTGCTCGTGAAAACGATGATCTTGTCCAGCTCATCCCACGAGCTATCGAATTTGAACGCCGCCTGAACGATGTCCACGCTCCCCGCAACGAGTTGGCCTTTCAGGTCATGGGTAATTTTCTGGTCATTGACCGAGAAAATAATCAGCATTGCATTCACCTCTTTTCTTACGTTATCAGCGAACGAATATCAAACGTGTTGTCGTTGTAATAGGCGTTCGCCTGCGAATAGCAGTCAACTTGGTCATCGTGCGCACCGCTGGGGAACGCGGCCATTTCTTCCACAAAGTCCATTACCCACGGGCAGGCAGATGCCGCTGGGATGTAGATGTTCCCAGCTTCAGCCACGGCGGTGGTCGCATGGGCGCGGACCACCTTGCCGCCAAACGGCTCCACAGGGATGATGCCGGGGATTTCTTTCTTCAGCACGTCGATGACTGCCGTACCGTTGGCCTTGTCCTCGACCAGCTTTCTTGTGGTCTGGGGCCACTTGGAGGAAAGCCCGCGCATGGCATCCAGCGTTTCCGTGAAGCTCATGCGGCCACGCACCTGATCGAGCAGATAGCGGTCTGCGCCTTTCCTTGCCCAGACCTGCCCGACCACGAAGTCCGAGCCGTCCTTGTCCTTGAAGGTGCAGTCCCACGACTGGATGAAGTCGTGCAGGCCGGACGGCAGCGCCGCCCAGCGTTTCCACCACTCTCGCTTGAACATACCGCCGGAGCTTGGTGTGGGGGTCTGCATATACAGAGAGGACCATGCGTATGTGCCGACGGTCTCTTTCTGCTGTGCAGCCCATGTTTCATCATAGCCGCCTGCAGGCCATAGCGCTTCGCCAGCCTCGCGGCCCAGAGGGTCGGTGGCTGGGTCTTCGCAGATAGCCGGGAGCGAGATGATGTCCCAGTCCTCGACCTTGCCGTACTCCGGGTTCAGGAGCCGGGCAGCAAGGTCATCTTCGTGCCAGCGGGTAAGGATGATGATAACAGCACCGCCTGCGTGCAGTCGGGTACTGACCGTGGACTGGTACTCATCCCACAGCTTATCGCGGTAGGTGGCTGATTCAGCTTCGGCACGGTTCTTGATGGGGTCATCGACGATAAGCAGGTCTGCGCCATAGCCGGTGATGGAGCCGCCGATACCGACGGAAATCATGCCGCCCATGCCGTTGTCGAGGTTCCAGTTCGTCTTGGTGGCCTGCACTTGGGAGATGGTGTGTCCAAACAGCGCAGGCCCGAACTCCTCGACCTTATCGCGGTTCCGCTTGCCAAATTGCTGGGCAAGGTCGCCACTGTAGCTGATTTCGATGACGCGCTTTTCTGGGTTCTTGCCCAGATAAAACGAGGGGAAGGTTTCGGTCACGGTCATAGACTTGCCGTGGCGCGGTGGCATGAATATCATCAGTCGGTTGGTCTTCCCCTCCATGATGCTTTCCAGCTTCTCACACACGAGGTCAAGGTGTCTGGCTCTTTTCCACCTGCCCATGTGGACGTACTGGACATAATCGGCGTAGTGCCGTTTCGCCAGCGCAATCCGGGCATTTGAGCCGAGGTACTTACGCTTGGCAGGCGAAACATTATTCCGCGTCGCCATCAAGGCCCTCGTCCATTTGAGCCAGACGGCGGAGTTCATCATCCGTCAGGTTATCGAACGGGGATGTCTGAACAGCTCCGTCAAGCGTAACCTTCTGTGTCTGGGAGAACTCATCCCGGCATCGGTTGTTGAGCCAGTACATCTGAGCCATCGTATCGGGGACGGCTTTCTTGGTGAGCGTCCTGACCCGGACAGGCTTCTGCTCGCCCGTCCGGGGGTCCACGTCGATGACGCTTTCCTTTTCCTGATACTCGAAGCCTACGGCACGTTCATACAGCGACCGCTTCACCTTTGCATCGGCAACTTCTTTCCCATGCTGGCAGGCTTCATTGAACGACGGGTACGTCTGCCGCCAGCGGATGATAGTCCTACGCGAAACATGGAAGGCATCAGCAATATCCTGATCGGTTGCGCCCTTGATAGCAAGTGACCATGCCCAGTCATCGTGGTACGCCGGATTGTACTTTAGAGGCGTAGGCATTTGCTATCACCTACTTCCCTGCCAGATAATCCGCAGCCCAGTATTCAAGGGCCTGCCACTTGTTCTTCGGGCCGATCTCGCCATCCTTGACCATCTTATCGAGCGCCTGCGTGATGGTATCAGCGGCCTCTTTGGGGATGGCCGGGGAGCCGAACAGGTTGGGCAACTGCACCCACTCCTGACTTTCATCGAAGTGCAGGTCATCGAACAGGGACTCGGTGGCCTTAATCATGGCGTGGATGGCAGCGCCGGTGTTCTTGACGTTGGCAAACTGCTGGTACTTCGTGATGGTTTCGATGAACTCCTCGTGCTGGTCAATATCTGCAACGCCCAGCATATCGGGGCTGAGGGAACCCAGAACCTTCACAAGCTGGTCCAGATCGCGGAGCTGGTGCGGCAGGAAGGTGAACGTGACGTTCTTCCAGTCGAACTCCACCTTCGGGGACAGCAACTTCTCAAGCTCGGCCATAGGCTCGCCGATGATGTCCTTGCCGATATAGCTTTCCAGCATATCGTCCACATCGTCGATCATCTTGGCAATTTCCTTCAGGGTGGACTGGTCATCAAAGCCGCTGATGGCGTTGTGCGCCAACTGCTTCGCAGCCACCTGAGAGCGCCGCAGGCCGGTGGTGTCCAGAATGACAAAAAGCTCCGTCAGCACACCACTGTCCTTTGCAGAGCGGATGCGGTGGTGGCCGGAGATAATCTCGATCTTGCCGTCGATGAGTGCGCAGAACGGGAGGCTTTCGAGCTGGCCCCGCTTCTTGATGTTGTCGGTGAGCTGCTTCTGCATCTCGGTCTTCATAATGCGAGCGTTGATGTCCTGCTCGCGGAAGTCGGTCAGCTTTACTTTGGCAATGACCAGACCGAAACCCATGTCAGCGACCGTTTCATACTTTACGGCTGCGCTACTGACTTGGTTTTCTCGCGCTGTTTCTGCCATCGTTCTTCCCTCCCTAACCATTCATTCAATGCCTGTTTGGCGTTTCTATCGTACAAGGGCGACTCGTATGTGAGCCGGTAGCCCATCTTCTTATCCGGGACTTTCTTGGTCAACTCCATCAGCCCCCGCATTTCCTTGGCCTCCGGGTACTTGGTCATCTGCACCGTCTTGAGGGACTTGGCCTTTTCCTTCTCCAAATCCGTGCAGATATTCATAATCAGTGGCCTGTTCTGTGCAAGCATGGTCAGCAGCCGCCCCAGCCGGTAGGTCTTATGGGGAACGGTCATGCCATACATGAGGAACACAGCATCGGAAACCTGCGTGCCGAAAGCTCCCATCGTGAGCGCTGACTTATCCAGCCCGAATACGCCCGCCAGTTTGCCGTCGATGAGGACGGCCATGTTGATAGGCGCAGATGAGCCGACGAAGTTGTGCGTCCAGAGCTTCCTGTAATACTGAGCGGCAGTGCGCTCGATCTGGGTAATCTGAATCTTGCTCTTGCGGGTGATTTCATAATCACGCGGCAGGATGCTGCAATCCAGCGGCTCCAGCTTACCCTCGTTCGGGCGGGTAATCATTTTACCCTCGGCAAGCATGGTCGCCTCATCCGGGCGGTTGGTAGTCAGGTACACGTTGATGCCGTCACGCACACCATACCGGGCAAAGACAGGATGCCCGGCAGTGAGGCCCGGAGCATTTTCCTCATAGCACATCAGGAGGCACTTGGCATCGTTCATCTTGTCGTACAGCTCAGTCAGCCCGGTCTTCGGGTCAAAGATGCCGTACTCAGGTTCTTTCCACGTCATGCGCCCGCCGGTGTCATACCACTTCTCGAAGCCAGCGGCATAGGTGGGCGGGTTTGCAACCACAAGACAGTGGGGGTCATCATAGCACGTTTCAAGGTGCTTCCACATATCCAGCGGGCGGTAGCTCATCCCATGCAAGGACTGCTTGGCCCTGTCGAGCTGTGCGCGGATTTCCGCCAGATGCTCCTCCTTGCGATATTCCAGATCGCGCATGATGCCGTAGAAGTATTCCTTCCCGGCGTTCTTCACAGTCCGCAGGTACAACTGCGCATAGAGCGCAACCGCAGGGTCAAGCAGCTCCTCATTCGTGAAGCCATCCGCTCTGATTTCCAGCTCCTCAAGGGACTGGCCCGTAATGGCGTACCCCATGATGGAGGTGAACATCGAAACGTCGCTGGCTTCGATCTCGTTGGGCTTGTACCCACACTGCGCCGCGATGTGCGACATGGCGAAAGCGCCGGCGCACGGCTCAACGAACCGGGTGTACCCCTGCTTGCGGGCATTTTCAATCAGCGGCTTCAGGAACTTCTGCTCCTGAGCAACCAGCGTTCCGAGGAAGAATGCTCCGGGGTTTTGGAACTTTGCCATTCATATCACCGACCTTTCTTTCAAATTTGCCCCTCTGGTTTCGACTGGAGCAGTTGCTTTCCAGAGGGTGGGTTGTTTCCAAAGACGTGAGCGTCTGGAAAGCCCTTGTTCGTAGGCATAAAAAATGGGAGCCATGCTGTTTCCAACATGACTCCCTATGGTTGGTCCGCCGAGCAGGGATTGAACCGTGCGACCCCCTGATTAAGAGTCAGGTGCTCTACTTTCTGAGCTATCGGCGGGTATTACCACATTTTCATCTGGACTGCATCAGGCTCAACCGCTTTCTGCGGTTCAGGCTGCTTCGCCCACTTGTTTGGTGACGGGTCGGGCAGCTCCTCGATCATTTCTCCTGTTCTCTGGAGCCACCATTCTGCGAACACCAGTCTATGACACCACTCTCCGGGCTTTCGGACATCTTCGTAGCAACAAAGCACCACGGGCTTGCCCATGTCCTCATAATGCTGGAGAATCTGAGCAATCCGCGCCGTCCCCACTCTGTCCATGTGCTGGAAGTAGGGCGGCGTGAACCGCTCCCGGTTGTATTCGTTGAACAGATAACCCGGCGGCGCGATCTCCATGATGTTGCCTGCAAGCGTATACCGAAGGGGGAACTTAGGCGCTCCCCGCGTTATCCCAACGACTGTGTAGTTCCCGGTCTTGAGTTCCGGGTTACTGTACCGGCTGGTGTAAATCATGTGCCTCGCTCCTTCCGTACAAGCCCACCAGAATCTTCACGCCCTCAGCTATCTTCTCATCGAGATCATAGCCGAGCTGCTTGTAGAATCTGCCGTGGACCATGCACTCATACGCTCTTGTCATCGTGGAGGACTGCTCCTTCGTGATGCCGAGCCTGAAGTCCTTTGCAATCCGCAAAGCCCCTTTGAAGTCGCCGTCTGCAACCAGACGTCTGACTTTATCGGATTTTCGTTCCATCCGTCGTACCTCCTGACCTTTTCGGTAAGATTTTGGGCCTATCTTCATTCTAACCCTTTACCCACCGGAGTCAATCGATTTTGCATTTGGAACGAAAGTTTTTGACTTTGCAGCTTGATACGAGGCCGGATGTGCCACTCGCGGTTTTTCCGGGGTGACACATCGGTTCACGCTTCGTATCTTACCACAGTGGTAATGGCGCTGCAATAGCAACTTTTTTGCAACTTTGCCCAAATTTTAGTCCAACCATCCAAAAATCAGGGCGCTCAACTTGGAAATACCCGCCTTCTGGTCGCGGAACACGGTTGACAAATCGACGTGTTCTTCATCGGCGATCTGCTGCTGAGTCTTGGGTTCAGGGGCAATGTAGAGGTCGTAAATCGTCCGATACCGACGCATTTCCTCCGCACGCTTGGAATGCTCACAGCGGAACTTGTAGTATTCCAGCATACGGTCGATGTGCTGCACGATGATGCGGGTGTGGGCAGCGCTCTCCTGAATGCTCCTCACCACCGGGACCCTCACCCTGCCGTCGCTCTGACTCATCAGCTCCTCCATCAACTCCTCGAAGTCATCGTCCTCGGAGAGCTGGCTGGCTTCATACACGGCACTCTTGCTATGCTCCACAAAGCAGTGGTAGTTCTGAAGCAGCAGCTTGGTGTTATGCAGGCGCTTGTCCTTGACGGCCTTTCGGTTCCGCTCCGCTTCATGCTGGAACTTTTCAATGGCTGTTTCCGATGCCACCCGTACGATCTCCTGCATCATTTCCGGGGGAATGGTGACGTTCTTGTCTTCCTGTGCCATGTCTAAACCTCCCATCATGGGCTTCGCCCCCTTCCCCGCCCACGAGGAAAGAGGCTCGCCCTGTTTCTTACAGTGTGTTGTACGTTCTGCGCAAGAGTCCCGCCTTATGGGTACTCTCCCATGTGAAATTGCCGCCCGTTACATTGCCGAAGTGACCGTAGGCGGATGTCTGTTCATAGATGGGCAGGCGCAGATTCAGAGCATCAATGATTCCCAGCGGGGTCAGTTCAAAGCAGCGATCTACGGCATTGCAGAGCTTTTCCTCATCCACATTGGCCCCGAACGTGTCGATGCGCAGGGATACCGGGAGCGCCATGCCGATCGCATAGGCCAACTGGACCTGACACTTGTCGCACAGACCCGATGCCACGACGTTCTTTGCAATATGCCGGGCCATGTATGCTGCACTGCGGTCAACCTTCGTGGGGTCTTTGCCAGAGAATGCCCCGCCGCCGTGGGGAGCATAACCGCCATAGGTGTCCACGATGATCTTCCGCCCGGTCAAGCCGGTGTCTGCCGCAGGGCCACCCTGCACAAAACGCCCGGTGGGATTGATGTACAGGTCGTAGGCGTCGATGTCGAGCCACGGGAGGTGCCGACGTGCTTCCTGCAAAACAGGCGTGATGACATTTTCCACCAGCGGGTGCATCAGCAATGGGAGGCTCCCGTCTGTGTGCTGGGTGGAGATGACGATGGTGTCGATGCGTTGGGGCTTCCCATCCCCATCATATTCCACCGTTACTTGCGTTTTGCCATCCGGCAGGATAAAGGGGATGGTTCCATCCTTGCGGGTCTGGGCGAGCTTGTAGGCCATCTTGTGCGCAAGCATGATGGGCAGGGGCATCAGCTCCGGGGTTTCGTTGCAGGCATAGCCGAACATCATGCCCTGATCGCCCGCGCCACCGACCATGTCGCTGGTTCCCATTGCAATATCAGGGGACTGCTTGTGGACGGACACTATGACTTTGCAGGTATCGGCATTAAAGCCAGATGCTCCGCCGGTGTAGCCGATGTCACGCAGGACCCGCCGGGCAATGCCCACAATATTCACATCGACCTTGCTCGTGATCTCGCCTGCAATGAACACCGTGTCGGCGGTGCAGCAGGTCTCACAGGCCACCCGGCCCTCCGAGTCCTTCGCCAGCACTGCATCCAGCACCGCATCAGAGATACGGTCGCACACCTTGTCGGGATGGCCCTCGGTCACAGATTCAGACGTAAACAGCTTTCTCATACCTTTTCCTCCTCAGCATTCTTCTTATCTTCCGGCTCATGGTGACATACAGCAGCGGCCCGCAGGAGCTTCATCAGCTCATCCAGACGAACGCTCACCATAACGGGCTTTTCGCCGTGGACAGAGAACGAAACCGTTCCCCGCGTATAGCTGGCGAGCATATTGCACTCTGCCGTACCCATGCTTTCGATACCAGCCGGTTTGCCATCGACCGCCGCGAAGGTGGTCATGGCTGCGTTCACCGTCATCTGCACACCGTCGGGGATGCCAGACACCTGTGCAGGAACCTTTACGACGTGGCCCATAAGGGGATTCTTGTTTTCTTCCATGTGTTCTCCTTTCTCAGAACGGGATGTCATCATCATCGGGCAGCGGGCGGAAATCATCGTTCGTGGGTTCCGGCGCTGCCTGCGGGGTGGAGCTGCTATCTTTCTTGGACTCGCCGAAGAAGACCTGATCGCAGCGAACCTCCGTCCGCTTGCGCTTCACCCCGTTTTTCTCGTAGGTGCGCGTGGTAAGGACGCCGCTTGCCTCGATACGCTTTCCCTGCTTGAAATACCGGGCGACAAACTCAGCCTTCTTTTCCCACGCCACGCAGTCGATAAAGTCCGTCTGGTCCTTAACGCCGGGCCGATCAACCGCAACCGTGAACTCCACCACGGGCTTACCGTTGGGAGTGGTGCGCAGTTCAGGGTCGCGTGCCAAGCGGCCGCTGATGGCAATAATGTTCATAGGGTAGCTCCTTTCATCATCGTAGTAGTCGAGTTCCAGATAGTTCTTCCCGAATGCTGCCCGGAAGTCTGCGACGCTGGCTTTATGGGCCATCATGTACTTGATCTGCCAGAACTGCTTCAGGGCATCGGAGGTTTCCCTGCACCGGTGCGCCGCATACCGGCCGTTCCGATGGCAGCTCTCACCGCATAGGCTCACCTTCAGCCCAAACCGCTCCGACTTGTCCCGGAAGGGGCCTCCGAAGACGTGGTGTTCTTCCATCCAGCCGGTCTTTCCGCACAGAAAACAGGTTCCGTACCTCATTCGGCATCACCCTTCTGGACGTTGGGGTTCTCCACCTCCAGCAGGATGCCGCCGCATTCCAGACACTCTACCACGATCTTCTCCGGCTCCGTATGGTCGCCGACCTGAACCGTGCCGAAACCGTTGCAGGCGATTTCCTCTGCCAGATGAGGCTCCAGAATGCTGTCATCTACATGGCGGGGGTCTTCCGCGAGGTAGGCAGAGCCGAGGGCGATGATGCCGTCTGTGGTCTCCGCATAGCAATGACCAGCGCTCCGGCTCACCGTCATCCGCTCGCCCACAAGGACTTTGAGGATGCCCCACTGGTCTTTGATGCCGCACTTATCGGGGTTGCGCAGGATGTAGCCCTTGTCATCGCTGATGACCGTGTAGTCAACATCCACGATGCCCTCCGGGAGCTGAGGCCGCTCCTGATCTACAGAGGGCGCAGCAGGCTTACTGTTCTGTGCGGTGTCGAACAGCGAGGTCTGCCCATCGTCGATGTCCTTCATCACATACTCCATCAGCTCCTCATCCCACACCAGCTTGCGGTTGCCGGAGAGGTTGCCGGTCGTTTTGTCCTTGACTTTGATTTCGGTGCTGATCTCGTGGCTGAAGCTGGGCTTCATCACCTGCACGGTGTCCCCCTCCCGCGTTGCATCGAAGTTCCGTTCCGGAGCCGGGGTCAGTGCCACGCTGATTTTGCAGTTGATGGAGGCGCTGTCACTCTGGAGCTTGTCCATCTTCTGAAGCAAGCGCTGGAGGGCGCTGTCGAAGTCCATCTTGAAGGCGTTGAATGTGTCCGCGCTCAGGGACAGCACATACGTTTTGTCGCTCATAGTCTTTCTCCTTTACTGTTCATACGGTATATCTGAGATTTCAACGATAACACGCTGGGTGTCGGAGTAGAACTTCCGAACCAGTGCGTCTACGATCTGGGCATCATCGCGGTAGGCAATGCCGTTCAGGGCATCGCAGATGATTTTGCCTACATTATCCCAATCGGGCTTTCGCGTCGGGCGTATCAGGCGGTCGATCATGGCAAGGTGCTTTTTCCTGCTGACCGATTTCGGAACGGAGAGGAACGCAAAAATCCTCACGCTCAACATGGCGTCATCAGCAAACCGAACCCCGGATTGGATTCTGTACTCGGTCTTTACGAGGTTTTCGTACAGAACCGTGTTTTCCGGGGTTCTGGCTGTCGCATGACCACAGACGGTCGAGAATTTCGGACGTTCTTTGCCTCTTGGCTCTCCGTAGATGCAGAACTGCGTCCTCATTCCCCTGCCGCCTGCTTCGGCTTGTCGTTCGGAGTGTACTCCAGATAGTATTCGTAGCTTTTCTTGCCCGGTCGGCGCTGCTTGCCCTGCCGGACGGTGTAGTCGTTCTTTACGAGGATGGCAGCTACCGTCAGCCGGTCCTCAACGCTTGCGATGATAACTTTATCCATCGTTGCCCTCCAAAAAGTTCTTCATCTCGTCAAATCTGCGTGCTGCTTCCGCCTTTCTCCACGACCGACCTGTGAACTGCATCGGGTAGCACATTTCAAAGATACGGTCATAGATGCGGGTGTAGCGGATGTCCGCAGATTCTTTCATTTCGGTCATGCTCAGGTTCGTGGTGAGGATGATGGGGAGTTTGGCTCTGTACCGGCTGTCCACGATGTCGTAGACCTTTTCCAGCGCAAAGTCCGTGCTGCGTTCAGCACCGAGATCATCAATGATGAGCAGCTTTGCCCTGTTCAGCCGGGCAATCAAGGCGCTGTCATCCTCGCTGAACCCCTGCATGGTTTCCAGCAGTTTCACAAACGAGGTCATCACCACCGGAACCCGCAGGCTCAGAAGATGGTTTGCAATACAGGCTGCTGCGAACGTCTTGCCCGTTCCGACTCCGCCGTAGAACAAAAGCCCCTGATTCTTTGCCAGCATTTCGTCGAAGTGCTTCGCATACCGCAGGCAGAGCTTCAGGTTGTAGGCATTGTCTTTGGTCTGCTGGAACCCGTCAAAGCTGATGCCCCGCAGGCGTTCGTCCATGAGGCTTTGCCGCTGAAGCGTTTGCGCTGCCCGCATTTCCCGGTCCTGCATGAGCATCTGCTCTTCCTGCTTCCGCCGTTCTGCCCGGCAGCGGCAGGATACCGGCATCTTGACCCGGACTTTCTTCTTAGGGTCGAACGGAACGGCTTTCAGGTCGGGCATATTGACCTCTACCTGCCGACGGGTGTGGCAGTTCCCGCAGACGAGGAACCCTTCATCGTCGTAGTAATCACCATTCTCCGGCTGATTTGCCGCCTGTGCCTGACGTACAACGCCTTGCAGCAGGCCGTCAAACTCACCCATTCTGCTCACCCCACTCTCTGAACGGATTATCCTCAGCCGGTGCTGCCTCGCTTACGCTTTGCTGAAGTAGGCCCGGTTTCTTTTCTTTGACCCGGTCTACGACCCAGCAGAGGATGGCGCGGTAGTCGTCCTTGTAGGTCTTTCCTCGTGCGCCCTTGTAGTTATCAAGCTCCACAATGCAGGCATCCGCAAATGCTTTGCCGTACAGTTTCACGAGCCGGTCGTAGTTCGCTTCGCTCATCTTCACGAACTCTGCATAGGATTTCTTATCGGGTTTCGGCTTTGCAGGCGGCTTGACTTCTGGCTCCACAGGAAGTCCCATCTGTTCCGGCTCTGGGGCTTTCGATGCAGGCTTTGCGGCTTCACGCTCCATCCGACGAGCTTTTCGCTTTCGTTCAGCATCCAGCCTGCGATTTTTCTGGAGCTTATACCACTGCTCCTGCCATGTGTCCCAGTCATGGATGTAAAAGCCGTCGGCCGCCACATCAATCCAACCGGTGTCCACAAGGGCTTGAACCACTTTGCCCATGTCGAGCTGGCAGTCCTCTCCGCAGCCGTACAGGTATCGGCTCAGGACTTCGAGGTCGGCATCTTTGACCAGCCCGGTCTCATCGGCGTTCTTCATGCCCCAGAACCACAGGAAGTTCAGGATGCCGAGGGCTTCAAACTTGGAACACCCGATGGCGCGGTATAATCTACGGAGCTTCGTACCGTCCACCTCCTGATGTACGCTTATCCACGGCATCCCCTCACCTTCCTTTTCCGCCGGTGGCTTTATTCTTCGGTTGCACCGTCATTTTTGGTGTCTTCCTCAGCTTCCAGCTCCGCCTTGTGGGCTGTGCAGATTTCGACCAGCCGCTCGACCACCTTGTTGTAGGTGGACATCTTCATGCCGGTCGTAGAGGTCATCCCCATCTCCTCGATGATGGACTTGACCACGGCGTTGCCCTTGTCCTTGCCGAAGTTCGCCTGCGCCGCCTTGAAAAGCTGCTGGCGCTGCTCCTGCGAGATGACCGGGTCTTCTTCCTCGGCCGGCTGTTCTTCCGGCTTCGGGTCATCCAACTCCCTGTACCCCACCGGGATAGCGCCAGATGCAATCATCTCATCCTCGGAGTACACACCCTCATAGTCCTTCGGGAAAGCGTCCCTCACGCACTGGCTGACAGCGACCTTGTTGATCATGGTGGCAGGCTTGGATTTCCAGTTTGCCTGCCCCTTGTTGTACTCGACAAAGGCAACTTCCTTGAATGCAGTGCGTTCCTTGCCGTTCCGCATGAAGGTAACGCGGCACCAGCCGCCAACCAGAGTTTCACCCGGATAGAGGCAGCATCCCTCTTTCTGGATAATCTCGTTCCCACGCTGTACCGTGATGCCGTCGTTCTTGAACAGGTAGTCCGGGTGGTCAAATGCTCTGCGGAGGTAGGCATCCTTGCCAACGACCATCTGCGCCGGGTCATCCTTGCTGTACTTGATGAGGTAGACCTCACCCTGAACCAGCGGGTTGAGCTTCTGCTGGCGGCAGGTGTTCATAAAGAACACGAGTTCCTGATTGCTTACCAGTTCTGCCTTGCCGCGAACGAGGTACTTCTTCACAAAATCCAAATCCAGCTCAACGTGCGTACCCAGAACGTCGTAGCTGACAACGAGAGCGTTGCTCTCAGCCTTGCTCATAGCAGTAGACATATTCTTTTACCCCCTGAAGCTCATTTTTGCGACCTGACGGTAGGTGATGCCGGGAATCTCGATCTGGCCCTTCGAGGCGCGGATGAGGCGCATAACAGCGGCCTGATCGACCGGGCGGAGTTCAATGCCAGCCACCGCCAGCGGGACTGCCTTCGGGTCGATCTCGACGATTTCCCAGTCCTTCGAGGTACTGACACCAGAGACTTTCGGCGCGGCCGTTGCGGGTACTACCGCATAGCTTGCCGCATCATCCATGATGGCAGCTTCCTCAAAAGCGGCTTCTGCGCCATCTGCATCACCGGCGGCTTCCAGAGTAGCCGCTTCCTGAATCTTACGTTCCCGTTCGGCTTCCGCTGCCCGCCGGGCCGCTTCCTCGGCCTCCCGGCGCTTGCGCTCCTGCTCCGCGATGTAAGCGCTCATCACCTGCTTGACCGTCTTCTCGGCATTGCGCAGCGGGGTCAGCATGGCCTTTTCCCGGTCGCAAACCGCTTTGTGGGCCTGATAGGCGCTGTCTTTCATGGGCTTGAAGAACGTCGTGACCTGCGACGCCTTCTTCTTCAGCATCTTGTCGAACTCACCGGCAAAGGCGTAGTCTTCGTCGCTTTGGATGACCAGCGACTCCGCCTGAAACTCAATGTCGGTCACATCGCGGGAGAGCTGCTGCTCATCAACGATTTCAGCCTGCGGCACGGTTGCCACCATAGTTTCTTTTTCCATCTGTCGAACCTCCTAAAAATTACTCGTTCATGTAGTTCTTAATCGTCATCAAGGACGAGAACACCGACCAGCACTTCCCGCTCCGGGGAAAGCGCACTTCCTGATAGCCCTTCTTGGACAGGTGGAGAATCAGCCGGTCATCGACTTTGATGTTATGGCTCTCCCATGCTCTGTCATAGGCTTCAAGCTGCACAGCGCAGAGCTTGCTGTTCACCTGCGCCGATGTCTTGTAGTCCACCAGCGTCACCCTGCCGTCGATGATGCACAACAGATCGACCGTACCTGCATACCGCAGGATTTTGTGGTAGACCTTGGTTTCGGTCGCCAGAACTTCCGGCTTGCGGCTATCCCACCACTCCCGGAAGCCGGCAAAATACCCGGCATACACCGGTGGAATGTCCTCAATGCCGAACTTGGCGTAGTTCTCCACCGCATTGTGAATGGCCGTGCCGCGCTTTGCGGCCTTGTTCAAAACCTCCGGGTCCACCGTGCTGTAGAAATCACTGGACAGCGGCTTCATCAGGGTGGTCACGCTGGGTACTTCCAGCCCGTTCAGGTAGTAGAGATGCCGTTCTTCCTCAAATGTCAGTTCCGGGAACTGCGGAATTTCGGGCTTCACGCATTCGTTGCTCACGTTGCTTTTCTCCCTTCAGGTTGATTGCCAACCGCATATAGTAGTCGGTCAGCTCGGTTTCGTACAGAAGCGGAAGGTAGCTCTCCGGCTGCTCTGCCAGCTCACATTTGCGCCGGGCATACCAGAGAACGCTGGTGGCTACCACATCCGGGATTTTGAATCCCAGCGATGTTTCCGCCGCCCGCCGCGCTTCTGCCAGCTTATCGGCACTCATGCCTTTTCCGCGAGTCTGCGGTGGATTTCCTGAAGCAGATCATCGGTAGGAATCTTGCTCAAGTCCAGACCGGCCTCAGAGTCCTCAAAGAGGATAGAGGGGACCTTCAAAGCGGGGCGGACACCGCCCGAGCGGGAGCAGCGGCTGCTGTACCAGTCGCCATTGGAGTTGACGTACAGGGCGCCGTCACCGTCCGACTTGCTGGGATCGCTCCAACCGGTCGCCAGCCAGCACCACCGCTCCGCATTGGGGATGATGTCAGCGTACTTGCGAGCTTCATCCAGTGTAAGCGGCGCAGCCTTCACCGACAGCTTCCCATAGCAGCCGGAACCGTCCAGCGTGGTCAGATCGATCTCGCGGGGGATGAGCTTGGCGTTGTCGAGGCCCTTCTTGCCCATGTCCTCCAACCACTTGTCCACGGCCTTCTTCAGGTCGCTCTCCGCGTAGTTGTTTGAGCTGCCAAATTCAGATTCACCAACCGATTCCAATGCCAGCAGGAACAGGCTGTCCGGCAGGCTACCACGACGCTCAACATCCAGCACCACAAATCTGGTTCCGGCCAGCGTAACGATGTCACCCGGCTCGTGCAATACTGCGTACTTTTTCATGTTTCGTTCCATCCTTTCTTACCGGCGATGCAAACACGCCGATATTCAATCCACCGATTTTTTTCATGGCTTCGTCGAGTTCTCTTGCGGTTGTGATGCCATATTCTTCTGCCAGCAGCTTCTTCAGCGCTTGGAGGTCAGCCATCGTCTGCACCTCCATTCAGGAGCTTGGAGCCAATGAGCTTCAGTTCCCGCGCCGCCCGAATCAGTCCGTCGAGGTAGTCGAGGATTTCGGTCAGGTCAGCCCACTCATCCTTGGAGATGATGCCATCTGCCGTGATGTCGATGAGCTTTTCCTTGACCTGCTCAATGTCACCCTGCCGGAGCTGCTTCAGCAGCTTCATGGTCGTACGCTCTACCGAGGCAATTTCAGGGGACGGCATTTCGAGGCTCTTTCCGATAAGGCACTCCGACGAGCAATACCACGCCATCAATTCCGGTGCGTTGTAGATGTCTGCCATCAGAACCACCTTATCCACCGGGATGACCTTCGTGTTGCCCAGCTCGTAATCTGCAAGGCTCGAAACCGAAATTCCGAGCAGTTCCGCAGCGCCTTCGCGGCTACCGAGCTTATCGTTGTGCTTTGCGGCCTCTTTCCTACACCGGAAGCACTGGTTTTCACAGGCTTTTGCGGCATCGCGTCCCATTTTCTTTGCCCCCTTGATGCGCTATACTTTAGACATCAGCAAACTGCCATGCGTATACTTACCCTTTCGGTAAGTTGTCGTCGAAAAAAATAGCGTTGACCTGATCGCTGGTCAGGTCAAGCGCCTTGGCGACAATGCTCATTTCCTCATTGGAGAACTCGACCTCTCCGCGCTCCTTCTTGGAGTAGGTAACAAGCGATTTGCCGATCAATTCGGCCATGTTCTTCTGGGTCTTGCCTTTCTCGACCCGGATGCCCTTGAGCTTGGAGCTATTCATCCGCTCACCCCCTTTCCGTGTCTTCATTATAGCTTACCGATATGGTATATGTCAATCTTAAAATGATAATTTTGGTAAGTTTTGTTTACTCTTTGACAAGTATGTTATAAACTTGGTAAGTAAGCTACATTGGGAGGTATCACTATGTACAGCAAAGCCATGTTCGCCAAACAGTTCAAAGAGCTCATCGACAAGCGCGGCCTCACGCAACGTGCTGTCGCAGAGCGCATCAACACGACGGAGACTACCATCTCGCGTTATGTTTCCGGCGATAGAACGCCGAACATCGAGACCGCTGTGGAGCTGGCCTCTGTACTGGGCGTGACGCTGGACGTTTTGGTCGGTGCTGATCTGCCCGCCGCAGGCCGTACACCGCCCGACGTCAACATCTTAGTCGCCTGCTACGAGAAAGCGTCCATCGCAGACCGGCAGGTTTTGTGGTCGCTGCTCGACCGCTATATGACCCCGGAGCAGCGGGTCATCATCACGTCCATGCAGCGTGAGGAAAAAGCCGACGTAGGCTGATACGGGTTGACTTTTCGAGGAGGTGAAAATCATGACGAAGCAACGTACCGGGGACGAACTTATCGTCTTTGATGATATGCCCATCGGTAAATCCTTGGGCGACTACTGGCGCTGGAACGCCTCTGACCTGCTCAACAACACCCTGCGTGGTTCCTACTGCGAGTTCATTGTATCCGCCGCGCTGGGCGTTGATCTGAGCGGAACCAACGATGACTGGACTCCCTATGACATCTCTTTCCCCTACAACTGGGTATGTAATGGCGAGGCCCGCGATGAAGTGCGCATCGAGGTCAAGAGCTGCGCATATCTTCAGGCATGGCAGCAGGGCGATGGCAGACTGTCCAACATCCAGTTCAGCATCCGGCCAACGAGAGCTTGGGACTCCATCAGCGGTTATGCTGAGGAGGTCAAACGGCAATCCGACGTGTATGTGTTCTGTCTCTACACTGAGACTGTGCGCGAGCGAGCCGACCCGCTGGTACTGGATGGATGGGATTTCTACATCGTACCGACTCATATTCTGGACGAGCAGTGCGGCCCCCAGAAGACCATCTCGCTTACTATGCTGCAAAAGCTGGACCCGTACCTCGCAAACTATGGCGGTGTCCGGGATGCCGTTGTTCATTCGCTGGATGTGTACCCCCCCCCCCGACAATTTGAATAATTCTCAGTGTCCTTTTTTGTGCATAACAGAAAAGCAGCCCCGCACTATGCACGGAGCTGCTTTTTCTTCAGCCATCATTATCTTCTGGAGGTTCCGCAATGGGCTATGTGGTGAAGAAGGCGGCGCAACGCTTTGAGGAGAAGAAAGCCGCTATATACGTTCGCGTCTCAACACAATATCAGGTTGACCGAGCCAGTCTGCCTGTCCAGCGAGAGGAACTCATCAACTATGCAAAATACGCCCTCGGTATCTCGGACTATGTGATTTTCGAGGATGCTGGCTACTCTGCCAAAAACACCGACCGCCCAGACTACCAGCAGATGATGGCCCGCATGAGGACTGGCGAGTTCTCTCACCTGCTGGTTTGGAAGATCGACCGCATCAGCCGCAATCTTCTGGACTTCTCCGTCATGTATGCCGAGCTGAAGGAGCTTGGCGTGGTCTTCGTGTCGAAGAACGAACAGTTCGACACCAGCTCCGCGATGGGTGAGGCTATGCTCAAAATCATCCTGATTTTCGCGGAACTGGAGCGCCAAACAACCTCTGAGCGTGTCAGCGCCGTCTTCGTGTCCCGCGCCAATGATGGCATCTGGAACGGTGGCAAGGTTCCCTACGGATACTCCTACGACAAAGAGAGCAAGACATTTTCCATCGTCGAGGACGAGGCTAAGGTCGTCCGTCTGATCTACTCCCTGTACGAAGCCGAAAAATCCATCGTCCGGGTAGCTCGAACCATGAATGAGCGCGGGATAAAAACCCGTGCTGGCAATGACTGGAGTCCTACCACTGTCCATACTGTTCTATCCAGTCCTTTCTACTCTGGAACATACCGATACAATTACCGCGATGAGTCCAACGCAAAAGTCTATCGAGCGAAGGACAAGGACGAATGGGTGCTTGTCGAGAACCACCACCCGGTCATTGTGTCCCCTGAACGGCAGGCTGCGGTCGGTGTCATTCTGGAGAGCAAGCACTACAACAAGAATGCCACCTATCAGCGGAAGAATGTCCACGTCTTCGCCGGGCTGCTCACCTGCGGCTGCTGCGGCTCCACGATGGCCGCAACCACCGATAAGGTCCGGGCGGACGGCTGGAGACCGTCTATGTACATCTGCTCGCGGCGGCGCAAATCCGATGACTGCACCAACAAGTACGTCTCTGATGTAAGCCTTGGGCCATTCGTGCTGAACTTCTTCGCCAACCTGATAAAGGCGTCCAACTCCTTCGGCAGAACGACATCCATCGAAACGCTGGAAAAGAAGCTGCTGCGCGGGGAAGCCCTCTCCCGCGTTGACCACATCGAGCGTCCGGGCCTCGAAGAACTATACAACCACCTGCGCAGCGGCTTTGACGAGAAGCGCTTTGAATCTCCTACCATCGCGGCCACGGAGTCCAGTGCGGACTTGAGCGAACGCGATCTGCTGCTCTCCGAGAAGCGCCGGCTTGAGCGCGCCCTCAACCGCCTGAAGACCATCTATCTCTACGGAGATGACGAGATGGCAAGCAAAGACTTCAACATCGAGCGTGAGCGCATCACAAAGGCCCTCAGCGAGGTAGACTCCCGCATCAACGAGCTGGACATTGCCAATGCCTTCGACCTGTCGCTTTCCGATAAGGCATTCATGCAGAAGGCCAGCCAGTTCATCCTGACCCAGCAGCTCTTGGACAAGCGCTATGTGAACTACGAGCGTTTCATCCGCAAAATCGACCCCAAAATCGTCAAGGATTTTCTCAACGAAACGGTCTCAAACTTTTGTATAAAAAACGGCCTTACCACCTCGATTTTGCTCAAAAACGGCATTGAACTACGATTTTCGTACAAAACCGCCGAATAAGAATAAAGTCCAGAAACCCGCATGGCTTCTGGACTTTTTCGTTACTTTTTATCTTCCGGGTCGTTCCCGCCTCGTATAAACATCGCATCCCCAAAGCTGAAGAAGCGGTATTTCTCTTCCACTGCGACCTTATACGCGGCCATGGTCTTCTCATAGCCGTAGAGGGCGGAAACGAGCATGATGAGGGTGCTTTCGGGCAGGTGGAAGTTGGTGATGAGGCCATCGATGCAGTTGAACTTGACGCCCGGATACAGGAAGATGGAGGTGTTTCCGCTGCAAGCCTTGATCTCGCCGTACTTGGCGGCGACGGCTTCCAGTGTGCGGCAGCTCGTGGTGCCGACTGCGATGACCCGGTGCCCGGCGGCCTTGGTCTCCCGGATGCGCTGGGCGGTCTCCTCGCTGACGGAGTACCACTCGCTGTGCATCTTGTGGTCGGTGATCTCATCCTCCATCACGGGGCGGAAGGTGCCGAGGCCGACGTGCAGGGTCACTTCAGCGATGCCGACGCCCTTGGCGCGGATGGCATCCATCAGCTCCGGGGTGAAGTGCAGACCGGCCGTCGGGGCGGCGGCGCTGCCAAGCTCCTTGGCGTAGACGGTCTGATACTGGCTCTGGTCTTCGAGCTGCTTGGTGATATAGGGCGGCAGAGGCATTTTGCCAAATTCGTCCAGCTTTTCATAAAGCGTCTCGGTGTCATAATAAAATGTAACGAACTTGTTGCCGTCTTCCAGCGTCTCGTCCACCACGGCCGTCAGGGTGCCGTCGCCGAAGCTCACCTTGGTGCCGGCCTGCATCCGCTTGCCGGGCTTGGCAAGGCACTCCCACTGGTCGCCCTTGACCTGACGCAGCAGCAGCAGCTCGCAGACCGCGCCGGTAGGCTGCTTGACGCCCACGATGCGGGCGGGCAGGACTTTGGAGTTGTTGACGACCAGCAGGTCGCCCGGCTCCAAATATTCCGGCAGGTCGTGGAAGATGCGGTGCTGGATGCTGTCGTCTTTCTGGCTCAGGACCATCAGCCGGGCCGAGTCACGAGGGTCCGCCGGTTCCTGCGCGATGAGTTCTTTGGGTAAATCGTACCAAAAATCTTTTTTTAACATGCTTCGCATTTGCCTTTCCGATGATTGACACGGAGGCCGTATCAATGTTATCATAAAATCTGTGTAAACAGTATCTATTATATTGCATAGGCGTCCGGTTTGCAAGCCACGTTCTGTGTGAATTTGTTTTTTTGAAAGGAAAGGTGCTGGAAATGGAAAAACAGTATAAAGTTGGTATCGTCGGTGCGACCGGCATGGTCGGTCAGCGCTTTGTCACGCTGCTGGAAAATCATCCTTGGTTCAAGCTGACCACGCTGGCCGCTTCCGGCCGCAGCGCCGGAAAGACCTATGAGGAAGCCGTCGGCTCCCGCTGGGCTATGACCACTCCGATGCCCGAAAGCGTCAAGAAGATGGTCGTGCTGGACGCCTCCAAGGTGGAAGAGGTCGCCTCTCAGGTAGACTTCATCTTCTGCGCGGTCAATATGCCCAAGGCCGAGATCAAGGCGCTGGAAGAGGCTTACGCCAAGGCAGAGTGCCCGGTCGTCTCCAACAACAGCGCAAACCGCGGCACCCCGGATGTGCCGATGGTGGTGCCGGAGATCAACGCCGACCACATCGAGATCATCCCGGCCCAGCGCAAGCGTCTGGGCACCAAGCGCGGCTTCATCGCAGTCAAGTCCAACTGCAGCTTGCAGAGCTACGTTCCCGCCCTGCACCCTCTGATGAAGGAGTTCGGCGTCAACAAGGCGCTGGTCTGCACCTATCAGGCCATTTCCGGCGCGGGCAAGACCTTCGACCGGATGCCGGAGATCATCGACAATGTGATCCCCTACATCGGCGGCGAGGAAGAAAAGAGCGAGCAGGAGCCGCTGAAGCTGTGGGGCCACATCGAGGGCGACAAGATCGTCAACGCCGAGAAGCCCGTTATCACCGCACAGTGCTTCCGCGTCCCCGTTTCGGATGGCCACACCGCTGCTGTCTTCGTGAGCTTTGACAAGAAGCCCACCAAGGAGCAGATCCTCGAAGCATGGGCCAGCTTCCGCGGCCCCGCACAGGAGCTGGAGTTGCCCAGCGCACCCAAGCAGTTCCTGCACTACTTCACCGAAAACGATCGTCCCCAGCCCAAGCTGGACCGCAACACCGAGAACGGCATGGCCGTCTGCCTCGGCCGTCTGCGGGAGGACACCCTGTTTGACTACAAGTTCGCCTGCATGAGCCACAACACCCTG